CGCTTGCGCCGGTCTGGGTTGTATTTGGGCGGTCTGGCCATCAGACGTTTTCCTCCTCTTCTTCGCCGTTGTTGAAGAACTCGTCCTGAACGTAGAGCTGGGCCGCTTGGACCATGCCCATTGCCAGGACGGGATCGGCGGTGTTGACGTATCGGGTGTGGCTGGTCGTGGCGATCGGGTCGGTGGTGTGGACGACGATATAGGTGGCAATGCCGTGTTGCATCGCGGCTTTGGCCAATACCAGGAACTGGTCTGCGTAATCGTCGATGTCGTTGTCGGTCATTCGTCGGATGTCGTCCTCTCGAAGATACGGTCGAGCCGTTTGTTCACCAGCCGCGCGGTGTCCCGATACCGCTCGGGACAGGTTGGATGTGTGAATGCCATCCGGTTCTCGATCTTCAACAACGGTATCCCACCCTGCGGGATCGAGATGCCGGGTTTGTCCTCGCGGGTCGCCCACGTCTTGCCCTTCCACCAGCGGTGCGGGTTGACGCCTTGGTGGACCTTCTGGACACCGAGTGGGTTCTGTACCAGGAAGACCACGCAATCCCGAGCGCCGGCGGCTTGCCAATGTTTGCATCGATGCGCGATCCACTGGCAGAGGGATGTGAGATCGGGGTTCCCGCGGTGCGGTATCCCTCGCCGGCTCGAGTTGAACTGCTCGCGTTGCTCTGTCGATCGGCGATAGTCCCGCTTCACCAGGCGGTCCATCTTTCGCTTGCAGGTGATGCAGGTGCGTCGGAGGCTGTAGCCGGATCGGGTGCGGTTGTTCTTGACTCGGAATACCTCGAACGGGCAGAGCTGGCCGCACCGGATGCAGACCCGCGATGTGAAGACAAGGGGCTCCCGCCCCCTGTCGCTGTTTGGATGTCGTGGCATGGCTTATTTGATTTGATCGATCCAGTCGCCGGTCTTCATGAGGTCGCGTTGCGCGTCGGCCAGTTTGCGCTCGGCTTCGGCGATCTTGTCGCGGAGCTTGACCCAGTCTCCGCCGCTCTCGTAGTCCATGAGCCGGCGGTTGACGCTGGCGTAGAGTCTGGCCATCGACGCCGCGGTCGCTTGCATCTCGAACTCGACGGCCTCGAGTTCCTTCTGAATGTCTGCCAACGTCTTCATGCCTCAACCTCCCAGCCTTCCTCGAGGAGCGCCCATAGAATCCACTCCTTGTCTTCTGAAACGTCCCGAACGAAGATCGGGGTGCCGTGCGCGATGATGGTGTAGACACCGATCTCGTCGTCGTACCATGCGCTGATCCAGCAGTCCTTGGTCCATCGACCATGGCGAATCCGCTTGCCATCCCGCATGGCCTGCAGGGCTTCCGATCCACTCATTCGACAACCTCCCAGTCGTCTTCCATCAGTTCACCGAGGATCCAAGGTCCGCCGTGAAGCATGGTGCGCTCTTCCTCGATTCCGTCTATTTCGGAGTTCATATAGAACGCCCAGCACCGGTAGTATTTCTCGGGCTTTGCCATGAGGTATTGGCCGTCGGGCCAGTTCCCGCGCCGAATCCGCTTGCCATCGCGCATGGCTTGCAGGGCTTCCGGTCCAGTCACTCCATAACCTCCCAATCGTTCGAGCGCCATTGGTATGCCATATAGCTTGCGCTCCGACATCGGAGCCGCCATCCCTTCGAACCGAAGAACCGCGGGATGGGCCGCTCGTCCTCGAGCCGGTCGATGCGGAAATGGTAACCGGAAGGCCAGACAGAACGTCTGGCCTTGTATCCCGCGAGCATCGCGGCAAATGCTTCGCGCCCGGTCACTTGGTCTCCCCGATCTTGTCGAGGACGGTCTTGTGGGCATCCACCCGAAGCGTCGCGCCGGTGATCGCGAATGTGAGGTACCAGGCGGCCTTGATCAGGTCTTCGCGGCCACCCTTGTCCTTGTACCGGGCGAGGTACTTGATCACGTTCCCGAGGGCGAAGTCGAGTCCCCAGTCGTCGATCACCTGAATCGCTTGGATCGATCCCTTGCGGTAGTGTTCGCTCATCGATCCCACCCGCGGATCTTGGCCGACTTGTCCAGCCGTTCGTCGTAGCGCTCCGCGGCGTCCATCGCGTAGACAACGCCGACCAAGATGATCAACACGGCCAGCGCCGCGTTCCCGAGTCGTTCCCAGTTCCGATTGCTCATGATGTATCCCTTGTGAAAAGTCCCCGGCCGGAGCCGGGGAACGACGACGATGGTGTTGCCGTTTAGTCGGCGAACGGGTCTTCGATGTCGTCCTCGACCGGAGGCTTTCGGACCGGCTTCGGAGCCGCCTTGGTGGCGAACGGCTTCACCGCGAGGATCACGTTCATCTCCTTGCCGGAGTTGGTCTGAATCAGATCGACGGTAACCGACCACGGCCGGCTCTTGAGGTCGTCGATGTCGAGCCGGGAGAACTCGGCGCTGGTGAGACGCCGACCGAGCATGGAGTCCAGAAGCTTGGTCAGCTTGGCCATGTCGTTGCCGTAGTACGTCTTCGTGAACTGGGTGAACCGGAACGGGTTGCCGTTGTCGTCGCCGACCTCGATCGTCTCGAACCGGAACCGGAAGTTGGGCTCGAGCTTGGTGCGATCCTCGAAGCTCGGGCGATCCACCACATCAACACCCACCAGGGCGCACTTGTAGGTGCCGGCCTCGACGTTGGCCCATTCCTTGCCGTCGGCGAAGCCGCCGTTCTGAGCGAAAAATCCCATCTTGTAACTCCTTGCGCCA